CTTAGCAAATGCCAATAACCAGTGCGCTTAATAAACGCCTTGAGTTTGTCGCGAGCTTCAGGGTCAGCAGCATCGTAAACTGGCACTATGCTCTCTGAGATGCTTGCGCTGGCTTTCTTACCTTCGCCACCACGAGTGTCTTGGCTTCTGAGGGCTTCAAACACTTTGGCTTCAAGGTCTTTGTAGGCTGCATCAGCTAACTTGGCTTCAGCAGCTATGGCACGTTTTACTTCGCGTGCGTCGTCTAAAGCGTCGATGAGTGCTCCCAGCGTAAGTGGCTTTTTTGTAGTCATGGTATTTCTCCTATAAAACAGATTGTATCAGATTTAGAACAGATTGTATCAGAGTGATGATTATTTATTTGGTCTCGTCCAAGTTTAGCGTTGGTTTACTAGCTATTAAACGCGCCATAGCCCGCCCACGTTGGTGCATTAGGTCGTATTCAATAGGTGCGCCATAACGAGGTGTCTTGTTATCATAACCATTTTGCCAGTCATGTCTAGCCACATAGGTACAATATGGGTTCAAGTCACCACCCCACTTCGCAACGCGCTCATAGTCTTCAGCGGCCGCCTTATCCGCCCATTTTACGACTTCTTCAGGTGTGTTGAATCTCATCCAATTCTCCTAGTATTCAGCGTGGGAAATATCCCCCCGCGACACGCCAAATTCTTTTGCCGCCAGAGCATAAATATCATATAAGGAAACTGCTACTACGCGCCCATCTGAGTGGTAGGCCTCTGCATACCCCGTGATGTAGCGTAGCTTTTCAGCCCCAGCCTCCATGACAATCAGCACTTGGCCATGAGCCATGTAAGGTACCACATGCTCTGCAAAGCTAAATTCAAGTTCATTTCCTTCGTTGTCTTCGGAATATGAAGGCCAAGCACCGTCGCTACTATCGCCGGATAGTAAACAGATAAACTCACCCTCTCCGTCCTTGCTGATATTTATGTCGAACGGCTCTAGAGCTTTCTCCAAGCCATTTATGTCCTTAATCTTTACGTAATTTGAGCGTGCTGCGCCATACCAATTTGCCATGATGTTTCTCCTAGTTATCTATTGCGATCGGGTCTAAGTCCCAATCCACTACTGTTTCGTCTCCCTCTACCTTAGTAGCTCGTACCTCAGTAATAATAGGACGTTTGGTGTCAAGGTCCCATGCTTCTTTTAATTCTATGGAAACACTACCCAGGTCCCCTTTGAAGGTTATGTGCAAAATACCCCACTTTACGAATAGGGCTGCTACATCTTCCCATGTTCGTCCCTCGGGGAGTTCTATTATTGATATGTCGTATGTACTATACGAAGTGCAAATGGCGTATTTCATAACTTCTCCTATTTGGAATAATCAATTGCATCGACCCCCATGTCTTTCAACATTGAGAGTGTTTCTTGTATATACCAGTCTAAGTCCAAGTCTTTTGGTAGCGATTCTGGTAATGTCATGCAGAGGTGTGACCCTATTGTTTTTGGTACCTGATTACCCGAACCTTGGTAGGTTATGGGTAACAAACTTTTGGTGGTCATGTACCAGCGTGCTACGCGACCGAAGGGTTTACCCCCTTCGAGGACTTCACGCGCGGGTGGTGGTGACTTGCGTTTGACAGGTTTTGTCACCATGTCTGGGTATGCCCACAACCCTGGTTCAATTTCTTCCCAGTCATTGACCATTTTTATCTGTGTATGTTGAACCCCACCGCCTTTTACGTTGCGTACTGCGACGAAGGCTCTCATGTCAGTGTACTTCTTGATGTCGAAGCTACCTGTTTTTAAGTAGTCCACTGCCATGTCGGAGCAAACTTCCATAGTCGGATTCTTCTGTTGTTGTACACCAGCGACGGCATATAAACCTTTACGCTTTGCTTTGCCGTCGGTAGTAATGGCGATGTAGTTGTTTACGTCCTTCATTGCTATGCGTGAGTAAGGTGTTTCTTCGTACTCAAAGCCTGTGTACTTTACGTTGGCTTCAAACACTTTCAACACCTTATCGCGAGCTGCTGGAGTGTAACCAACTGTGATGCCATCTGTGTTAGCTGAATAGACCGACACACCTCTGATGCGTTCGAGTTTATCTATCAGACATAGTAGATTGAGCTGACCAGTGATGGTTACGCCTAACATTACGTCAGGTGAGTAGAAGGATGAATAGATACTACCTAACTTGCCGAAGGTTCCATTCAATGTGATCTTCAAACTGTCAGCTACTGTCTTGTTTCCTGCACGTTTGGCTTCCACACGCTGGCGATATATCTCACCATAGACTTCGAGGAATTGCACACCCAGTGTGCCTGGCAGACGAGGAATCAGATCGCACTTCATCATGATGTTTGGGTAGTAACTCGCTACGTCAAAGTCGCTGATGAGTAGGTCATCCGTTGCCTCGATGTGGAACTGTTTATCATGCGTACTGTGTAGTCCGCCAATTCCGACTTGATAAGTGCCTTTACCGATAGCTATTTCATCCTTCATCCATTCAGCAGGTTCAGGTGAACCGTTTTTGTGGTTGATGACAAAGCAGGTTTCTTCAAACTGGTCTATCAAGTTACTTATTACTTGACTCTTTGTGCGAATGATACTTGGTGTGTGATACACAACCATTTGCGGCACCGTTTTGTTAATCTTGGTGATTGACAGCTCCTTCTTTAGGATAGCCTCTGCTGCTTGTGCGTCTGACTTGCTACGCAGGTCGATACCATGAATTGTACCCAGTTCAATGCGGAGTTTTATTTCCTTCTCAAGTTGTTTGAATAGTTCTTCGGTTATGTCCAGGTCGTGAATACAGTATTTTTCTACCTCTTTATGCTGTGACCGTTTGAGGTCAACATCGTGGGGTACTGGCATGTCGACCATGGTCTTGTAACCCATGCGTCCGGCGTATGTCTTGAGTGAAATCATTACTCCAGGTGCTGTTTCAACCAGGTCTATGTGATCGAAATCTATGAAGTCGATGTCGAAATCACGATAGGTTTGCCATGAGCGCATACCTTTTTCAATAATCTGTGTAGCTGCATCCTTTAGCCAACCTTCGTCTGCACCTTGAATAGCAGCGCAGATTAAAGGCGCATCAAAGTTAACACTGTTGAAACCCACCCATGTGTAGTCAGGACTACGCAATAGGGCTTCAAGCTTCTTCATGTGCCCGTGCTTGTGCATCCAGAACGCATTTGTCTCCCCTGTTTCAACTACTTTGGTGCAGGCAAGGAATACAGGTTTGTCCTTTCCGATAACTTCTATGTCAAAAATTATGTGTTGTTTGGTTTTCATCTACGCCACCCCTAGCCATATCAATATCCCGTGGAGTATACCGATTGGGAAGGCCATTACATCCACGAGTAGCAAAACACCATGCCCAGTAACTAGTCCATGGATAACTGCTGTTAACCATGCCGCTGTCATTGTCCAAAATACGAGAGTGTCTATGTTCATGGTAAATTCCCCGTAGCAGCTCGACATTTTTCTATCCAATAGGTCCATTGTTCGTCGCTCACATCACCATGAACTTGGTAGGCTTCCATTACGTCAGCTACATCAGCCGTTACCCTCGCTAGACGCGAGATGTGCTCTGCTGCGTCGCGTAATAACAGCTGTTCAACTATGTTTGTTGTGTTTCTTGCTGCGAGTAGTAGTTCTATTATTATTTGCTCGGATGTCATTTCGTTAACTCCTTTAGTTCATTGAGGAAATCGGCCATATTCGTTTCTTTACCTTGCATTGCTTTCCAGACTTTTTCGTCCAGCGTACCTTCGGCTATGACTACGATGGTTTCTGTCTTCTCGGTCTGTCCAATCCGATGCACACGCTTCCAGCCTTGTGCAAAGTGCTCCAGGTTTATGGTGGGTGATGCCCAGATAGTTGCTGTACCTTTAGTTAGTGTCAGACCATGGCCAGCCGACTGGGGATGGGCAAATAGCGTCTGGTAAACACCTGCTTGATAGTTCTCAACTATCTGTTCACGATCTTTACCGCTGGCGTCGCCATCAATAACTGCGTAGCTTATGCCACGCTTTTCAGCCTCAGCAATAAGCATGTCGCGCTGATGCTTCCAGGTGAAGAACGTGACGGTATGTTTACGTGCTTGTATTAAGTCAAGCACCAGTTCATAACGTCCGTTGTCCACGACTGTGTAGCCGCCTTCACCATCATACACAGCACCGGAAGCTATCTGTAGCAGTTTGGCGTACACCACGGCAGCGTTTGCAGCTGTAATGATGTTGTTCTGCATGAACAGGATGCGTTCATTCTCCATCTCTTTGTAAGACGCCATGTGGGTTTTACTGAGTTGATAAGAGACTGCATATTTATGGTTTTCCGGAATATCTACGCAGTCCTCAAAACGGTGGCGTATAACCACATCCTTGATTAATGCACCTACAATACCCTCGATGCCGGGTTTGTCAGTCCAGTTCATGAATGTCTTACCAGCAGCTTCTATCTGTTGCGGGTTGCATGCTGCTGCACGGAAGCCGAAGTAACTTGTGCCCAGGCGTTTGCCTTGGTCTAGTATCATCATTTGGTGCCACAGGTCGCAGATGCCGTTACTGGTGGGTGTACCTGATGCTAAGCGAACGTAAGTGAAGTTCTTGGCCACCTTCGCCATAGCCTTCGATCTGGCGCTGGTATGGTGCTTAAACGCTGTGCTCTCATCTATTTCCAACGTATCAAAGCGTTTGAAGAAGGCAGGTTTCTGCTTTTGTAGCCATACAGCTGCATCATGGTTAGTGATATACACATCAGCAGGTATTTTGAACGCTGCTTCCCTATTAGCCGCATTAGCGATAACGCATGACATGTCTGGTGCGAATTTATTAAAGTCATTCTTCCATGCAGCAGCGAGTAATGACTTTGGGGCTACCACCAGCAGGCATTTTCCACCTTTACGGCGACGAGTGGTGAAAGCTTCGATACCTACTCGGGTTTTTCCCGTGCCAGGGTCGCTCATATCAAATACTTTAGGTTGCTTTTCCATGAACTTAGTACTGAATTTCTGGTTGGCGAACATTGGTTGTAACTTCATCGCGTTCTTTCTAATAGTACTAAAATAAGTACGTAGATAATTAACCCGACTATCAAGCCGGGTAATATTAGTAATGCGCTGGTGTATAGCAGAGTCTTAATCACGGCGTGAGTGTTTTACTTACCAGACGAGCATACCCCTCGATGTCGTACCATGAGTCGTGATATTCCGGGTCCCCATTAAGGATTCGACCCACCTTATGTTGTATCATTTCCAGGGCTTCTTTTTTATCTAGGCTAAGTTTTTCCCAGTTAGGAGTATCAGTCATAACTGACTTTAGATTTTGAGTAATACGAGCGTGCTCATCGAACTCACCGTAGCGGTTACCGCGTTCTATTAAAATTTCTTGTATGTCCATTAGTTAGCTCCTAAATTAGTTTGTACTTCGCCATTCCTGGTGGAGTAATTTCGTTATTTGGATCCCCGGTGAAAAACTTAGCCAAGGGTATGTAAGTGTCAGCACCTTTAACTATTTCGTGGGTGCATAGTACGTATTCTGCTTTACCAGTGGCTATGTTGAAACATTCGGCCACGCACAATGAGTTGGCTGTAGCAGCATCCCTGACAGCCGCGAATTGATAACGTGCGCGTTTAGTAATCACAGTACGACCTTAGTAGCTGTGCAATACTTGCAGTGTTTGGTAAAGCGGTAACCTCTCTTCCAAGTATGGATACCTACTGAACAGCATAGAAAGTGAAAAAATCCCATGATTTACTCCTTTAGTGCTTGGTATTTCACATTGAATACGTCGTTTGAATAGCATTTGACGACGCCGTTTTCTCCTTTTACTGCCCACCAGCCTGGAACCATAGTGAATATGTCGTTGGCTGCGCGTACCATAAGATACTTACCCTCTGTTTCACGTACGTCTGCGTTTATTAGTGCAATAACTTGGGCGGAATTATGGCCATCCCATTGGATAGCCTCGGCGAGATATGGTGTTTTCTGGTGAGTGGCTTTCATTTTACCCCCTGTTCTACCGTGTGTGTGTATTCTTTAACCATGTTCTTTCTCCCATAGGTCTCTACAAAATGAATCGCACCAACGTGCGCCGTCGGCTGTTGGTTCTCCGCATGAACTTAACAGACAATTCGTTGCTGTGGGTATTGGCTTTGCCGCTTCGGCACGTATTGCGTTGATACGAGCTTCATCGTGGCGTTGCTGCATAGCACCTGCCTGATCTAGTGGGTCTGCTGCACGATCGTTCATACACCCACCTTACAGTGCCCAGTACCACCGAGTTCTTCTGGTTTATATGG